GCACTAGCGGGGTCTTCGAGGTCCCCTCCTCTCGGGGCGGCTTTAATGTTGCCGCCGAGGAGGCCTTCGACCGCTCGATGGATGGCATGGATGCTTTTCTTCAGCACCTTAGGACGGGCCGTAGGGCCCCTCCTAGGGAGTCTGAAGGAGACGTACTCACACGTGCCATCCTCCGAGAAGTTGACCGCCGCCGGACCAGTGATCTTATGTCCGATCTCAATTGGGTTCATCATGTGGAGTCTGTACTTCGACTCTACCGTGAATTCCATGAGGCCGAACATTTTGACCACCGTGTCACGTGCCTTCCTGAACGTGGGTTCAAATTGAGGACGGTCACTGCACCCAGTGCTTCTCTTGCTGCTGCCGGGGAGCTTGCTCGTCAAGCTCTGTTTCCCGCTGTCGCTGATGATCCAAGACTTGAAGTCCTTGTCGAAGGGAACCCCCTTGCGGGGGTAACCGGGTACAAGTGTACTCCAGGTGATAAGATCCTCAGCGCCGACCTGACTGCCGCGACCGATGGCTTCTCTCATGAAGTCATCGTGGCTGTCGGGTTGGGTATGATCGATGCGGGTATACCAGAGCTTATGGCTCGAGTTTTTGTGGAATCCTTGGGGGCGGGGACGAAGACTCACTTCTTCCATTATAGAATTAGTGAACTTCTCCCCAAGGCCCTCAGTCCATTTGAACTCAATGCCTTTAAGAGCAGGCTCCACGACCTTGGCTGGGATGGGGAGTCTAAGACTCTCCGCATTCCGGTAAAACGCGGTTCTCCGATGGGTACACCCTGTTCGTTCACTCTGCTTTGCATTGTGAACGGGTGGGCCACCAGAGACGCCAAGTTTGGCCGGATATGTGGAGATGACTTCCTTGGCATATTTGATCGTAATGACTACTCTCTCTATAAACAGAGAGTAGATGCCATTGGAAGTAGTCTCCATCCCATCAAGTCTTTCGTGTCGAGGTTTGCTGGAACCTTCTGTGAACGTTTTGTCACAGTGGACCGTCTCGACGGCGCCCCGGGTGGAGCGCTTGGCTCTGGCCTTCGAGCCAGTGATGAGCCAACCCTCCGGGGCGTCGCCGTGGTCCCTGTGAAATTGATCACAGTTCCAGCAAGAGGTACCTATGGTGCCCTTTCGGCTCCCAGTGGGCTTCCGGTTTTTTCGTCTCTCTCCGAATGGGGAGAGGCTCATCAACCTTATGCCCGGGAGCTGAAATGGGCTTGGTCTAGGACCAGACGCGTCTTCCGTTGTCTCTGGAGAGATGTCCGTGCCGTCGGGGCTAAGAAAGGGAGGTTTCCCTCCTTCCCTCTTATCCTCGGCGGTCTCGGACACCCATCCAGAGGTCTCAGGGAAATTCCCGGTTCGCACCGGAAATTGATCTGGGACCTTGTGATGACTGAAGACGTCTCCGTCTGGCGGACTTTCCTTAGGGCCCTCTTTGATCCACCTCGACCCGTCAGAAGCAGCAAGATTGCACTGGACGCAAGCCGTTCTACAATTGAGGGACAGGTTCTCGCTCACTTGCACTGTGGAGGGAATTTCGTGAGATTGATCGACGTGGTCTCCTATGAGGCCGCCGCCGTTAACACTCACTTTTCCTTCCACTATCGGGGCAAGTGGGAACCTCAGTCCGATAGAAGGCGTGTATCCAGCATTACCAAACTTCGCTGGCCGAGGGTTCCGACTCCAGGCAACTTCTCCCCGAAAACCCCCTGGTTGGAGGTTCAGAGGTGTGCCTGGCGGATCCTCGACTCGGCAATTGAAGTCGACGACGTGATGCAAAGTAAAGTCCGGACGGTAGAACCGTCCGAGCTCTACTCGGTATTCTCTTACGAGAAGGCCAGGTGGAGCCGGTGGGTGTGAGCACAACTGGTACATTGTGCTCTCA